AGTGAGCCACTGTCGAAAGTAAAAGTTAAGGTTGTGTTTGGTGAAGAAAATGCACTTGTAGCAATCTTACCAAAGATAGTTCCTGTATTAGATCCAATAACTTTGACTCTACGACCTACATGGTGAGTAGAAGTTATGTTTGATGCAACTGTAACTGATGTAGCAGAGGCTCTAGTAAAGGTTGTTGTGCCATCACCATCACCTAATAAGAACCATTCTTTGTCGTTCCATACTGATCTTACATCTTTTAATTGTTCTCTAATGGCATTATTTACATCAGAGGGTGACATACCCTCAGAAATATTAACTCCATTGATAGCTGTATTACTACTAGCTGTTGTGCTGTAATTTGATACTGTCATTATTCTTCTCCTTGAGGATAACCTAAATTAAATAAAAATAGATTTAACTTTTGTGTTGTTTTTTTACTTTGTGGGTTTTTTGCAAAATTTAATAATTCATTTGTAATTTTAGGATTAAACATAGACTCTAAAAATAAAGCATCTGATTTTTTTTTGCCCAATGTTAAAAACAATCTACCTAAAATATCACCAGCTACATATCTTACGCTTGTTCTTCCTGATTCTGCTGAATAAAATCTTGATAAAATAGATGGAACGCCCATACCTGTAACATTAGATACTTTTTGTAAGGGGCTGTTTGGCGTCATACCACTACCAGTAGGGATAGGAGTTCTTAAAGCTATGCTATATGCATCTGCAATAACTTCCATGTTTTTAAGATGATTTTGTGAAAACACATATTTAAGTGATTTGTAGTTATTGTTTATAAAATTTTTTAAAGATGTTGGATCTTTTTGTATATCAACTCTATCAAATATATTTTTTGCAACAGACCTTCTCAACGCTTCAATTTCATTTTCTGTTTTTAATCTGTTACTAATATTATACATTAGAGAAGGTTGTTTGATTGCATCAGATATTACCTGATCGACATCAACTATTCCTTTAATTACAGGCGATGATCCGTATGATAGTTTTTTTGCTAATAGGTTTTCATCTATGAGAGCTTTTCTTTTGTTTAATTGTGCAATTCTATTTGAAACATTGTTTACTATAGTATTAGCATTTTTAATTTTATTAAATATTTCAGGGAATTGCTCTAATACTTCTCTGTTTTTTTTTATGTAGTTTTGTAATTTGTTTGGATCTAGCACTCCATTTTTAAATGAAGTTTTGTTTATTTGATCTAATATTACATTTTCTAATGATTGTAATGCCTCTGTATTTATTTTTTGTGTACCACTGTCTGTAAAAGCTATTTTAAATTGATTGGCTGTATCAACATTTTTTAAAAATGCTTCAGCTACTTTTTCATTGGCTATGTTGTATTCTTGCGTTTTACCAGTTTGTCTAACAGCATACGCACCTGATTTTTCAAATCTATTAATAATTCTTTCTTTGTATGCGTTTCTAAATTCTTTATATTGATCACCTAAATTTGATGATTGTTCATCTAAATATTTATCTAATTTTTGTTTAAGTAATGTAAGTTTTCTGATTTTTGTGTTTTTAGGAGTTGCTGATGCTAATTCATCTAACAAATCATCACTTACTCTTTCTCGTAAATCTTTAAACTCATTAAAAGTAATACTGTCATCATTAAATTTTTTAATGTCTTTTAAAACATCAGGTGTATTGACCTTATCAGAAAAAGCAGTTTTAGGATCAAACTCAGCAATAATTTCGTCTTTTAATTTAAGAAAAGGTATTTTTGTTTCTAAATCTATACCTAGATCCTTTGCATATTGATTAAACTCATCAACAGCTTCTTTTCTAGTATCTATTAAAACTTTTCTTAAAGTCTGACCTTGTTCAAATTTATCTGTAACTGGAAATTTAGAAGATATATCTTCAAGTTTACCAATAGCAAATTTAGTTTGTTGATTGTTAATTTTTGATAAATCATCAAATTTCTTAGTAATTGTATTTATAACAAAAGGTGCTTCGTCTCCATTACTTGGAAAGTTTTTTATTTTAAATCCCTCAACAGCTTTTAAGTTTTTCTTTTTTCTATCTACAAGAGCATCAAGGGTAGATCCTTGTGCATTACCTTCTAGTTCTTTTTGTGATGCTATAAGTTGTGGACTATCTGAAGCCTCTGCTGGGGAAGGTGAAAACCCATCACCAATAGAATCTTGTATTTGTTTAGTTTGATTTAAATTAGCTTGTGCTTTAGGATTAATTAATGCGTCTTTAAATTGATTTGATAAATCTTCTGTTGCTCTTAATTCTTGTCCTTGTTTACCAAAATAATCTTTTGTTTTTTTACCAAATCTTAAAACCATAGCAGTTGGTGTTTTTAAAGCAAAATTTGTTACTGTAGATGGTGCTAAAGCTCCAGCTATAGGATAAGCTGTTTGAGCAAAACTACTTTCAGGTTTTGTTTCTTCAGCTATTCCTGTTCCAGCACCAAATCCTAATACAGCTATGTTTTCACCTAAAAATGTACCCATAGGACTATTTCTAATTTGGTTTATCATACTTCTTACAACTGCTTCTGTTGTAGTCTTTGCTTTATCAATACCAGTATATAATTTAGAAGATGCTGTTAAATATGGTGCTACTAAAAAAGGAACTGACTTTGCTGACTCAACACCCATTGTGCGTATTACTTTATCTGTAGTGGTTTTAGGCTCAGGTATGCCTTGATTAAAAAATTCGGCTAAACTAAATACATCATCTTTTTCTACTAAACCTTCGTCTGCAAAAGCATTAACAACTTTCTCAATACTATAATCAGGTAGTGTAAACAAAGCATCATTAAATCCAGCAAAAAATTGCATTGTAGTATTGAAAGAAGAAGATTCAGGTGCAACAGTAGATACATCATCTATATTAAAAGATTGAGGATTTTGTTTTATTGCATTTGGTGTTTGAGGCATTTCTCCTACTACAGTAGAAATGGAATCAATATTTAATTCAGCCATTATTTCATAATCCTAATTTCATTTTCATATACAAAATATTGACCTGATTTAATTTGCATAAGATCGCTTTCTGACTTTGGAAAAAATGGATCAATTTGTACTCCTGATCCTTGCATAATATCAGTAGTAACTTTTTCTCCTTCAAGCACTGATATTGATTCATCTAATTTATTTTGTAGTCTATCCTTAATAGATTTTATAGCTATTGCACCAGCTTGAGGATCTTGAAAAAAAGAAGTTTCATCAGGCAACATATCCAAAATTTGTTGTTGTTCAAAGACAGGAAATCTTTGACTGTTAATCATCGCTATTTGCAAATCTTTTTTTATTTGTTTGTAATCTTTTTTTGCTGTTACAACCTTTGGATCAATTAAATATTGATCTAAAAAATTTGGTGTTATACCCGCAACAGAAGCACCAATATCTTTAAATTTATTACCTGTACCAAATATGTTATCAGCTCTAGACATAATATTATCTAATCTTGGTATTATTTTTTCTATTGTGTTTACTGTTCCTTTTTCTTTTTCTACAGTTTTTGGATCTAAATCTTCTGGGCTTATATATGAACTGTCTGATTTTTTATCTGAAGAATCTTTTGTTAATATTTGTCCATATTTTTTAGTTTTTTTAGTTATAGGATTGTAAACTGTTGTAATTCCTTCTTCATTAAGATTAATTTCTAAAATACCATCAACAATATCTGATGCTTCATTTCTTGGAATACCTCTAGCAACATATTCTGCTATTCTTATATCTCTTGGTTTTTGTTTAGGATCTTGAAATGCGTTTTTTAAATTTACTAATGTACCTAACTCAGCAATATCGTTGGCTCGTCTTTGGCTTCTTAATTGATTAGCTTGATTTGTAGCTACTCCTAATGATTGACCTAAAGAAGTGGGCATTGTTGAATAACCTGACTGTGCTAACAAACCCATACCGATATCAGCGGCATAAGGGCTTTTAACAAAGTTTAATAAACCACCTTGATTTTGCTGTGGTGCTAAAAATTTATTTAATTTTGTTCCTATAACTTGGTCTAATATTGAGCCATAGGCATTAATTTTGTTACCCATTAAGCGAACCCTCCAAGAAGTCCTCCTCCGATTGCACCAAACAGAGGATTACCAAACATAGATGTACCACCTATTTGACTTGCAATATTTGCACCTGTTAATGCACCACCAAGTAATCCAGCACCTGTGTTTCTAAATACAGGTTGTGTAGATACTGTTTGTGTTGGTACTGGTGAACCTAATGCACCTAAATATTGGTTTAATTTTAAGAATGGTTTTTGTTGTTCGTAATCAAAACGAGCAATAGCATCTTGTAATTTTGTTTGTTCAATGCTTTCTCTATCTGCTCCTACTTGAGCTAGTCTAGAAATATCATTGTAATCCATTTCTCCTAATTGTGGAGCTGACATCATAGTTTGAGCTTGTAATGCTCTTTCTCTATTAAACTGATCTCCATAAACTTGATTTGCTAATCTACCTAATGAATCAGCTAATATCTCTTGATTTGCACCTGATCCTAATCTACCAGCTTTACTAAACTGTGATTGTACTTTTGATGTTACATCATCAGCCATTTGATTAAATAAACCTTGTGAGTAAGGATTAGTAGTAGGTGATAAAAAATCTCCAGCTAAAGTTTGTTGTGCAAGGTTTTGTGACTGGTTTAGTAATGGATTACCAGCAATAGCTCTAGCTGTAGCTAAATCTAATGAAGCATTTGTAGCCGCAGATGGATCTACATAAGTATTATTAGGAAAGAAATTTGGCGTATCAGCTTGAAATAAATCTTGCCCATAGTCAATAGCTTCTTCTAAGTATGGTCTAATAAACTCTGATGGTTCAGCAGATGATGTAGTTGTTACGTTTTGTGGTGATGATCCTTTTGACATTTTATATTTCCTTATTTAGTAAGTATGCTTTGACACTAAATCCTTTCAATTTTCTTACCCAACCTTTTCGTCCAGCGACTTCAAGGTGAGTACAATTTTGTTTTTTTGCGAATTTTTCTATTACTTCTTGTATTCTTTCTAACCAATTATCTAGGTTACTACCACCAGCTAAAAAGTATCGTAATACTTTTGACTGAGGGTATTGTGCTATTTCAGTTACAACAGCACTTTCTACTTTTTTATTATTCCAACTAATAAATAGTTGCATACGATCATTAGCCAATCCGTAGAGTATGTCCTCAATACTATAAGTTTCGTCTAATGCTTTTTCTAGTAATGGAGATACTAAACTCCAAATAAATTCAACATCTTCACTAGGTACTCTAGTGACTACATTATCCAATAACACAGTATGATAAGTTTTGGTCTGTGTTTCCTGAACTTGCATGAGTTAAGGTTGCACTTCCACTGGATCTAGCAGAAACATGAAGTCCATTGAAAGCTGTGCTACCATTTGCAGTTGTTGGCATAAACAAGATTATTGAATTACCACCAATTCTTGCATCGGTAAGAGTTGTTGTAGTTTGACTTGCTCTCAGTGTTATTGTTCCTGTGCTGTTTAATTTACCATTAATTGTATTATTTAATGATGTTGAAACTAGTCTTAAATGTTGTCCAGTATCAGGTATTGATAATGGAACTGTGGGAAACTGATTATCTGCCACCTTCAGGTCTCGCTTCTATGTCAACTCCTGACATGGTGTTAAAATTTCCTGTAACATTTACCCTAATACGATGATACCTAGAGGTAGATCGTAGAGGACAAGTGCCAGTATCATTAGTGTCAACAGAAGTGCCAGTTGTTGTGGTATCAAGTTGTGATTGCCTTGTTATAGGTGTTATTGTAACAGATGTATTTGATGTGCCATCAACAATAGGTCTGCACTCTATTAGTGTTGATCTTTTGCCTTTTGCACCCTCAAACTCTGTTGTATCGACTGTAGCGTTTAAACTATTTGCAATAAACTTTCCAAATTTATTTGCTGAGTTAAAACCAGCTAGACCAACAATACCTTCTTTATAAAAGTATGAGTCTAATGATTTAGGTAAGTTATCTAAATCACCTAATACATCTAAACTTTCTAATGTAGTAAATGCTTCTTGAGAAGCACTAGCAATAAATTCTAAGTCTTGACCACTTCCAGTTGACCATTTATCAACTGCATAATTATAAATTAATAATTTGTTATTTGTTGTTCCTGTAGCACCTGATCCACGATAAGACCATACAACAATACTATTATTGGGATCGACAGCAGATGTAATACCATCTAAATTAGATGATAAATCATCGAAGAAAAAGTTATCAATTTTACCATTACCAATAGGTGTTAGTTGCTGACCACCAGTTAGTTTATAAAAACCATCTTGTGCTAAGAAGAAAACCATGTTTCCGTAAGAAGCTACAGACTTAGGTGCAAATGCTCCAATGTTGTCAGCTATCTTGTTAAACTGAAAAATTAATGGAGTACCCACATATTCCATTCTGTAGATTGCTTTTTCCATAAAAATCACACCAGCAGATTCACCGCCTACAATGGCTTGAACATTACCATGACTACCCACAATGTCTTGAAAGCCTGACTGTGTTGCTTGGCTCGGTGTCCAAGTAGAACTGTCATTAATACCTGACCACTTTACTCTTTGATTGTATTCTACACTTGACTCGTCAGTGTAACCAACAACAACAAAATCTCTAATGACAGCTATAAACTTCGCTTTTAATGCTATTAGATCACTAAAAGCACTATCTACACCTTCTTCAAACTTTTGTATATTGTCTGCAAAGTTTGTAGCAATAATGTTTGAACCAAACTGTGTAAATGCCCAAAAGTCTCTAGCATTTTCTGTAGTTGAGTTATTATAT